TCACGAGTACGACATACGTTAGTATAAAAATCCATACTGTTATTATAACAGAAAGATGTCTATTCTACAAGTGTTTTTTTGCTTGGATGCTGTAATTCTTTTACTGATTTGAGTTTGTCTTGTGCATCTGCAAGTTGTCCAACGAGTTCATCAACTGCAGCTACGACATCGGGATGTTCTCCGATACCTGCTGGGTTTGATTGATAAACTGAGATGTTTGCAGTGTGTACTGCGATATCACCTTCGTATTTCTTTACTAATGCACCTAATATATCTGCCATTATTTATTCCCTGTTGCGATTTTGTAGTTCGTCTCCAAGTTAGGTCTTACTGAAAATATAGTAACTATCTGACTCTTCGGTATGTTAAAATCGTATTCTCTTGCATATGGTAACCATGGTGCAAGGTTAACTTCCATTCGTCCATCTTCTACACCTGAAATTAATTGTTGTGCTTCAGATATATGAACACTCCCATTTAGTTTAGATTCAGTCACTATTCCCATAATGACTTCTCCACCTAAAAGTTTTAGTGCTTTAATGTTTGAGGTTTTAAGCACAGGCTTTAACCAAGTCTTGTAGTTCTACACTTCGTCTACCAACTTGTCTAAACCATTTCGAATCTTCCATCTCAACTGCAACTTTATTCCAGTCTTCTGAGATTACTCCTTTCCACATATTATTAAATTTACCAAAACGACCACCACCTAAGTTGAATGTCATGTTGACTAGAACGTGTTGTATGTCTTCGGGAAGACTGTAAAAGTCTTCTCCACCTTTTGATTCAAATACATGAATGCATTCATCAACGTGTTTGTCAAAGTCGTCTTCATAATATGCATCACACACTTCTTGACTTACTGGTGTTCCTGCTGATTGACCATGTTCTGCATCACCTTCTTTAATGAGATGTCCAACACCTAGTGTCAAATATCCTAGTGAATCTGCATAGACTTCTAGTACTTCACCTTCGTGGCGTTTAATCTGTTCTTTTAGTATCTCTTTGTTCATTTTGTTCCCTGTCTGCTTGTTGTTGGATAAGTTCTACTAAAATCTCACCCATGAGTGTGTTTAATTCATCATTATTTAGGAGTTCCTCAAGGTTAAGTTCTGTTGGTTCCATGTCGTGAGGGACTCTTCTTATTGTTCTTTGGAAGTTTAAATTGGGTTTACCGTCTTCCATTTGGACTTTACCATATTGATAAACCAAACCATTCCATTTAGAATGTTCTTTTAGTTCTATGGCTGCATCCTTCACATCAGGATTCTCTACAACCCTGTATATTCCCGAATCAAATATCATTGTCATTAAAAAAAGTTCTCCAAAGAAGATGAATTGTATGACTCATATGCAGATTTAATATCACATTTGAATCTTCTTATTCTACCTATGTTTTCCCATTCATCGAATTTGTTAGTCAATGTTAAGAATGGATACTTTTTGCATATCTTCATATGTTCTATTTCATTTACTTCTGCAGTTCTAAACTCTGCACATCCACCTTCTGCAAAAGCAGTTAACCACCTATCCATACAAACCTCATCTGAAGTTATGTTCTTATGACCTCTCATTGCACATTCAATTGCTAGGACATTATCTTCTCCAACTTGTGCTAAGTTCCAATCCACTTCATCTACAAACTTATTTAGTTTACTGCCATCAATCCAATGAGTAGCAATGAATAGTTTATTGAAATAGTGGTTCTCACCGTAAGGTGGTAGAAATCTATCCCTATGTCCAATGTGCATTATGTTGTCTTCTTTAAACCAAGTCTCAACTCTATTGAACCAGTCATTCCAATCTTCAAGTGTCATTAGTCTTTTTGAAGTATCCATATTTGATTCTTCACCATAGTACTTTGAATTTCTTCTATAGAATCTTAAATCATCATCCATCATACCAAAGTGATTTGTTCCAGCGTGATGATATATCAACTCTCTTGTCTTTGCTATACCAATTTCGTTTCCTACAACAAGGTACTCACAATCATATGTATAGTGTTTTCTCTCTTGGTCTTGAACTACCATGATAACATTTTTTTGTATATCAGAAGGAAGGTTCTCAAAAGTAATTTGTGAGTCAACTCTTTTATATGTTGGGATGTATATTCTCATTCTTTCCAATTGTATGTTGGTTCAACACTCATAGTGTCATAGATGTTTGGATGAGATAGCAATGCACGTCTGTAAGGAGTCCATTTGATTCCTCGTCCCCATCCCATTTTAGAGAACAGTTCTATCTTTGTAATAGACCCATGTTCTTTTATGATATTAATTAACTCTTCTAATTTTTCAGACTGACCCATCTTATGTGTTCCGTCTACAATGGTATTAATGTTATCCACCATCTTTGTCATTTCGTTTTTGTATAGAAGATTGTCTCTAAGAGATTGTTGTGCAATTTTAGACTGGTCGTCTCTATGGTCGGGATTATCCAAGTAAGTGTTTAGTAATGTAAGTGCTTCATAATCTGTTTTAAAGAACTCTGCATTATCCTGCAATTCGTGATAGTAAGAACCATCAAAGAAAATGTATGGACATCCATTCATAAGACCATCTGTAGCAGCGACACTCCAACCACCATACTTCTGTTTTGGTGCAAATCCAACCAAACAGTTTCTTAGTTTTTCGTAGTAACCTTTCTTGTTGAACTTTTCATTAGTCATGTATGGTCTTGGTACTTCTCCTTCGAAGAGAGGAACCCATACTTTAAAGTCTTGTCTTTTTTCATATAATGAATCCATAAGAGACACAAACTCATCAAAGTGTTTATACTTTTCGCATCTATGATTGAAGACAATTATCTTTTCGGGACTTTCATTAGGGGCGACGATATCTTCTTCAAAGACACCTAGATGTTGAACTTCAAGTTTCATATCTAACTTAGTAACTGTTGCAGAATTAAATACTTCCTTTGCTTGTTGCAACACCATTTCTTTTTGTGCATAGGTATTGATATAGCAATTCTCGTATTCTAATAGTCCCAACATATTCTGATTGAATGCACCCTTATACCATGAAACAATATGATTGAAATCGAACCAATGTGTATACCCCATAACTTTAGGTGTATGATGTGTAAGATTATACATTGTGTTTACAAGTTGATGAGTATGTTCGGGTAAGTGAGACATGATAATATCAAAATCTTTTTCATGACCAAGCAATGATTTGATATATGAAACGTCAAAATGACTCCTCATTGCAGGTGGATAGGAAGGGACTGGAACCATCAACTGTTCTGTATTAGGAAATGTTAGACCTTCAATATGAATCGGGGATATGATATGCCAAAAGAAGTTTTTTTCTTGAGTTTCCCTTATCATATTCTTTAATACTTGGACATATGAATCTTTCTCTAAGTCTTTTTGCCAAGTGATATTGGGATATACTAGTATCCGAATTGTTTTTGCGAGGTCTTGCTCTGAATAGAATTTATCTAACATAAGAAATGGAGCGGGTAGAGAGAATCGAACTCCCATCAAAAGGTTGGAAACCTCTTGTAATAACCATTATACGATACCCGCTTTTGTTACTTGTCTTCTCAAATTTGTTGTTGAGAAAGAATGTTTTCTGTTTGTGTAAAATACCTCTATTGGTAAATTATCACCCGTAAATTGTTTGTCTTTGTAATCCTCTCCAACGAATCTAATATCGATAGGAGTTGATTCAAGTAAGTCCATTAAACTTTGTTCTGTATCATATGGTATCACATCGTCCACAAATTGTAAAGAGGATAATTGTATGAACCTTTCATATACATTTTGTACTGGTTGATTCTTTGATTGTCTATCAATAGATGGGTCGGTCTGTAATCCAACAATAAGATGGTCACAATTCTGTCGTGCTTCTTTTAACATGACAACATGACCTGCGTGTAAGAGGTCAAATGCACCACAAGTAAATCCTATCTTCATCTTATAATATCAATAGTGTTCATAGTGTTCTGATTCCATACTTCCAATTCAGTTCTTTTTCTTCCTTGTGCAACTACATTATCAAATCTCTTACTTGCTTTGTTTTTCCACCATGCAAGTATTCCATCCATTTCAAATCTATCAAAGTTTTCTGCTTTGATTAGTTTATCGGTGTTACCTAGTATCACCTCTCTAGTGTTAGAGTATCCCCATTCAGACATATAAAATCTTTTCTGCGTTGTGACACCAGTTGCTTTCTCCATTGCTTTAACAAAATGATTATAACCAACTGTATCAAGTCTTTTTAAATTCTGTTTGACCAAACCAATCATCTTAGTTTGCATCTTAAGTTTACGGGATGAAGCACCCTTGTGTATTAGGTCTTCTCCATCATTCTTTTCTGTAAACCAATCTCTTAGTTCGAAGTATATATCTTCACCTAGTGTCAATAGAAACTTACTTTGAGTGTCACCTTTGTATCTTAAAAATGGTCTCATTCCATCATACATACTTGACCCTTTAATGTTTCCATATAAAGATGTAGTTTCAAATAAACAAAACTCTGTATTGTATTTCTCGTTCAACATTCTTCTTGTTTCATGAGAACAACATATGGCCGCAAGTAATTTACCACCCAAATAATTATATCCGAATGGTTGAATTGGAACTATATTGAATCCCATGATTGCACGTTTGTTGAAGATTTCTAAGTCGGGTGTATGACCAAGATAATCATTCCTTGGTTTACTATTGATTAGTGGTGAACCATATCTAATAAATCCCACTACTGTATTTGTCGTAGTTTCTTTAACTACAAGTTTTAATGATTTGCCAGGAATTGATGTCTCTGGCGAAAATGATGCAGTTTTTTCTAACATTGCATCGAATGTTTCGTTTGGTATTTGAGTTATAGAGAAATTCATATCTTGGGGATGTATGTCATAATTTTGAAACATATCATCCTCAAGACCGAATCCAAATAATGGAGCAGGTAAGTCTTTTACTCGTTCAATTTTCCTTGCACGAAAGTAATCGTCAATTCTATTGAAGTCTGCAAAATAGGTAACAAGTTTTCCTGCTGCCCAAAAAGTATCTTCCCTACTTAATTCCACTACCCTTCTTGGTTACCCAAGTATTGCATTACTGTTTCTGCATTTGATATTTCAAATGGGTCTGATTCACAATTGTCTTCGAATCCATCTTCGATGAACATCTTTTCGACTTTGCCATCATTAAGGATACAAGCGTATCTCCATGACCTCATTCCAAAACCAAGATTTGATTTCCTGACCTCTGCACCAAACTTATGAGTAAACTCACCGTTTCCATCAGGTAGAAATACAATATTCTCAATTTGTAAGTTACTTCTCCACTCTTTCATTGCAAAACAATCATTAACTGATAAACAATAAATCTCATCAATTCCTAATGCTTGGAATTTCTTGTAATTACCTTCAAATCCAGGCACTTGTTGTGATGAACAAGTTGGTGTGAATGCTCCAGGCAATCCGAATAATATTACTCGTTTTCCTGCAAACTCTTCAGTTGTGTTTAATGACCCCCATACAATTTCTCCATCTTGTTCTATTCGAACTGGGAAGGATACATTGGGGACTTGTTGTCCGACTTCAATGGGTAGGCCCATTTCTGCATTATTATCACTCATTTTTTCTCCATAATATAATAAAGGATACACCTATTATACATCATAACAGGTGTATCCGTAAGGGGTTTTTTTAAGAAATTTTAATTTCTTGGGGTTTGTCTTCTTCTGCTACAATCCTTTCCAGTGATATAATCATGATACCATCTTTCATATCTGCACCCTTAACGACAATATCGTCTGCAAGTGTAAATTTTCTTTTAAAGTTTCTTGAAGCAAGTCCTTTGTGGACAAATTCCCTGTTATCCAATTCCTCTTGTACGCCTTCAATAGAAAGGGATTCTTTCACTTTTAAGATTACGATTTCCTTTTTACTAAATCCAGCAACTGCAAGTTCGATGGAGAAGTTCTCTTCATCGTGTTTTACAATATTGTAAGGTGGATAGTTGGTTACATTAGACGTGTCTGCACGTTCTAATATTTGAAGAGTTCTGTCGAACCCGATTGCGAATGGGAAGTCTGTTGAAAATTTCCCGAAGACATCATTGAAATGTGTCATAGTTTTTCTCCTTTATTAAGCAAGTTAATGTTATGTAACCCCAAATGGGCATTACAGTAGTATTTATACAGTATAACAAAGGAACTTTAAAAAATCAAGAGGTTTTTTGTAATTTTCTCAATTCTTTCTCTGCACCGAAAAGTGGTGCATATATCTTAACTGGTATCTCCTTACCTTTAACATTAATTTCATCGATGTATTTCCAGTCAATATCAATTTGGTTTTTGGTAAACTCTGAAAATAGGATTGGAGTATCGTAAGTTCTAGTTTGCACTTCAAGTCTGGCTGCAAGGTTAACTGCATCACCAACCACTGAGTAATCGAACCTTTCTTCTGAACCCATGTTACCCACGATACACTGACCAGTGTTTATTCCAGTGCCTATGACCACTGGTGGTAAATCAATTCCTTCTTCTTTAATATCTTTGTTCATTTGTTCTGTAAGTAGTTCTATTTCCATTGCAGATTTCATTGCCATTTCTGCATGGTTCGGACAATCTAGTGGAGCTCCCCACCATGCCATTAAACAGTCGCCCATAAATTTATCAATAGTTCCACCATTTGCAAGAACTATCTTTGACATCCCATCTAAGAATCTATTGATGAGTAACACTAGACCTTCAGGGTCATCATTTTTCATGTAAGCTTCGCTTATGGGGGTGAAACCTACAATGTCTGCGAATAAGAAAGAAAGTTCTTTTCTATCTCCACCAAGTTTTAATTTTTCGGGGTGCTTTTGGAGTTCTTCAATCATGTCGGGTGATAAATACTTTTGGAATTGCTTCTTAATTTGTTGTTTTTCTTGGAATGTGATGTAGTATTTGTTGAAAGAAGCATGACCAAACACAATCAAGGAGGCCATAGATGAAAAGAAGGTATCGAAAAGAACGAGACTTGAAGACCACATATAGAAACTCCCACCCACCTGAAGTCCTACGAGTCCTAAACTCAATGACCCCGAAAGAGCTGTGGGAAGCCTATAAACCATTACCAACACTATTAAAAGAACTAACAGAAGAAGAACAGTTTCTACGAATTCAAGAAAGTAGGATTGCTGTATTTGAACTCCTGTCAAAGCGGTTTGGATTAGGTTCGCTTGCACTTCGTGAGGATACATTACACCCATTGGGGTTGAAACTGGATTGTTGTATCCTTCAGCAGTCACACCAAACACGAGAATAACATTTTCAGGTAATGTATCAGTAAAGGAATATCTCTTGAATTTATTCCAATATGAAATCATCAAGTCACCTTGAGGTGTTGTTGCGATTGGGGGTTGTCTTCCTATTCGAACCCATTCAACTCCCACCTCATCGGTGACCTTAAGTTGATATGATTCTTCACCTGTATATGCTCTTAACACTTCAACTGCAAGTGATGGATACACATCTCCGTTAACCTGCATCAGTAATGGTGCAGAACGGATAGTTCCATCAAAGTTTGGTGTACCTGAAATACTAGGAGTTGCAGTAGTTACCCCTACTCCATAGGTGTTTCCCTCTAGTACAGGAATGGGACTGAGGACTCCTAGAGTCCCCCACACTGCGTTTTTAACGTCTCCCCCACCCAAAGTACTAGTTCCGACAAAGGGACTAGACCCTTTTTCGGTCTGAATAGTAGGTGCTGACGCTAAAATTGATAATCTATTAACCAAAGCCCCTGCAAATTCTTCGTCTCCACCGAATCTATCGGGTTCGGAAAACACTTGAGTGAACACATAAGTGTTACTGTAGTGTTCTTCTAACAGTTTGTTTGCGTAGATAGTTCTTGGAAATGGTAATTGACCGTGGACTTCTACTGATTTCTCATCGATATCGACCAATACTATTTCAGGAAGACCTGAATCGGGATTGTATTCCTCGACACTATGTGTTGAATGTAAGTAATCGAACCAAGACCAAGAGATGTTCTCGATGAACATCGGGTTCCAAATCTTAAGTGTGAATAATAAACCTATTGTTATTAATACGGATTTCCAACTATACATACACGTCTACAAAGTTTCCTTTGAGTGTCTCCAAGAATCTATACTTCCTACTTTTACAATACATTATGCAAACTCTGGCATTGCATAAAAGAATATCCAAATACAGATACCTAGTAATGTCAATGCAAGTACAGCAGAAGTAATTCCCGATATCTGTTTTTTTCTATAACTGATTCGGTATTCGTTGACTTCCTTTTCAATTCTTTCTTCGGGTGTCATGAGTACATTACTCTTGAGTTATTGTTAGTGTGCAACCACCAGCTGTTACGCAGCTTTGTGTAAGGTTGTATGACTGGTTTGATGAACTATTTTGTATTAGGTTGAGTGTAGTTCCGTATGAACCACCAAGTGTAATGGATGTCGCATGAGACCCACTTCCTTTTTGATTACTGTTTACTACGTTATCATCGTTGTTCGTTCTCAGATAGAGAGTCTTATCACCAGCACCTTGTTGCCGTAACCATGCAGTGTTATTATCGCTGTAAAGATATACCGTTGCAGTGTGGTCTCCACCTGTTGTGGATTTCTGATATCCTATGAGTGTGTTATCACTTCCATGGATGTCTAGGTTTAGTTTATGACCACCATCGTCTGCGACATATGAGGCAGAATCGAATGTGGTGTCGGATGAATTTGAGAGTACTGTTCCTTGACCCCATCGAACAGCATTGGTATTTCCTATTATGTGGAATCCTATATCGTTCTTAGAACCAGTTCCACTTTGTTCTAAGTGTAGTGTATTAGAGTTCCCATCTAGGTCTCCACCCCAAGTTTCTCCCGAACCCCAGTAATCTA